TAGCAATTTTGTTTTTATTGATGTTAAAAATGAAACGGGTGTTGAAATACCATTAGGTACAGGTTGTATGGCTGTTGGTACTGACGGTAACTCTGGGCATATATTAGTTGCTCCTTTTGTTGCAGATGGAAGTGTTCAACCTAGATATTATATAGGTGTACTTGAAGAGACTATTCAAAATGGAGAGTTTGGTAGAGTTGTTACGCAGGGTGAAGTTAATCAAATAAATACAACCGCATTTTTAGACGGCGATGTACTTTGGTGTGATCCTGCTAATCCAGGTGGTTTTACAAAAAATGAACCTGCTGCTCCAGCTGCTAAATTAGCTACAGCTATAGTATTAAATTCTTCTACAAATGGTAAGATATTTGTAAGGGTCCAGGGCAATGAAGGATTGCATGAGCTGCACGATGTTAATGCTCCAGAAGCTGCTCTTCAAAATGATGACGTTCTTTATTGGGACGCTATAAATGGCTATTGGTCCCACAAGCAAATAAATATTGGGTCAGGAGACAGCGGTTCAATTCCTATTTGGAATGCAGATGGCACTTTGGGGCAATCTGGGTTTACCCAAGTTGGGACTAGCGTTGTTTTTAGCCAACCAGGAGGCGCCAACTTTCTTATGCTCGACTCTCAAGGGGCTGGATCACATATTATGTTAGATGGTTTTTCTCTTGGCAGCGTTGATCCAGTAAACGGGGTTATGATGGTAGCTAATGGAGCGCTTGTTCAAGAGTTTAATTTTAATATCACAAGTATTGCAAACTCTTATCTAAGCATTAACCCTGCAGCAGATACTTTAACAATTAATAGTACAACTGGAGAGGGACAAATTTTAATGTCGCAAGGAGAATTATCTGTCCCTAATACTGTAACGGCTTCCTCTTTTATTACTACAGCGGGAGTAATTGATTCCACAGCGGCGGGAGAGTTTCAGTTTAATGCAGATAACGGTAATGTGCAACCTGATTCTAAATTTACCTTTAGAATAGACGGCACAGAACGTATGCGTATTGCTCAAGGCGGTAATGTAGGTATAGGGACAACTAACCCAAGGGCTAAGCTTGAAGTAACTAATCAATCTTATTTAAAAGAGATATGGAACGAAAATGGCTTGTATTTTGGCTCTTTTGCTGAAGCCGCTGCTAATACATATATATTTGGAGAAGGAGCTAATACAGGTGCGCAATATTTGGAGTTTGGGGTAAACTTTACTCCAAGAATGAGAATAAATGATGGTGGGGATATTAATATATACAATGGTATTATTAGCGGTACCGCATATTCTACATCAGCTACTGTAGCCGCAACAGATTTAAATTTTAAATCAGCGCAGGTATTTACAAAAACAATAACAGGTGATACCACATTTACATTCTCAAATACGCAAATAGGTATGGTTAAAGATTTCATACTTACTGGTGGCGGAGCGGCTGTATTAACTTGGCCGGTAGGTACAAAATTAGCAGCTGGCACATATGATGGCACAGTATCAAACTTAATACAAATTTTAGTAGTTGGAGCAGGAGACTACTGGTTAACAATTTCACAACCTCAATAAAAATAAACATGGTAGCAATATTAGTGAACGGAGAAATAAAAACATTTGGTTCAGTCCCTAAAAATTGGACTGATGAAAATGGGTTGCACTTAAACATTGGCAACGGAGCTGCATTTGGATTTAAAGATGTTGTAATACCTAGTTATGATTCTAGAGCGCAAGAATTAGCAAACTTACACTTAGAAGGAAATGTTTATACTTATGATGTTATAGACAAACCCATTCAAGAAACACTTTCTAAATTAAAAGAGCAAAAAATATCTGAGTTAAAATCTATTGCAGGAAATAAATTGTCTGAAACAGATTGGTACATTATTCGCGAAGCAGATAGCGGAGAAGCTACACCACAATCTATTAAAGATGAAAGAGCAGCATTAAGGGCAAAATCAAATGATTTAGAAGTACAAATAAATACTTTAACAACTAAAAAAGAAGTTGTATTATTTGACATTAGCTTTTAAAAATTAAGTTATGTCTATAAATAATAGATTAATAAATACAGGAGAGTCATTAGGGCCTCCAGAAATAGGCCAGCTTAGGGAAGGGGGAATTGTTTTCTATATAAACGAAGCAAGTTCTTATGGATTTGTAGTTTCTTTAGATACTTGGCAAGTTAGATATGGTACAACATCCCCTATTTATAATGGATTAAGATTTAATGCTGCAAAATATATCGGACAAGGAGCGGCTAATACAGCTTTAATGTTAGCAACTTTTGGAGCAAGTAACGACACTCATATAGCTTATTATACTCAAACTTATAATGCTGGCGGATATACGGATTGGTATATCCCATCTAATCTTGAATTAAGAGAGTATGCAAATATAAGGGGAACCATAGATGCTGCTATTATAGCTAATGGAGGAACCACAAGAAACACAGGTGGATTTTTAGCTTCCAATTTAAAAAGTGAATCACTTGTAAATTCTATCAGCTTTGTTAGTGGTGCAGATTATACAGTAGGTATTACGGCAAACACTTTTAATACAAAATTTATAAGGACTTTTACATTTTAAATAATGTTAAATAAAAGATTAATAAATACTGGAGTAAATGCAATAGCAGGGCCTACAGGGGCTACTTTAGAAGCGTTAGGGTTTGGGGGAGATTCTTATCCAGTTGCTTGGCAATATGGGATAGATGCTCATGATGGCTTAATATACAATATAAACAGAGATAGTTTTGCAATTGGAATAAGTACTTGGCCGCCTCCGGTTTTTTCAGCTACTTATACTACTACATATCCAAACCCTTACAAACCGCTTGTAATTTCAAGAGAAAGTGATGGAAATTTTTTAGTTGTTATAACAAGTTTAGGCACAAAAAGATATAATCCTTCTTTTGTTGAAATAGACACTCTTGGCGGTAGCGGTTGGGATATTACAGCTACAGATATTGGATATGCTGCTACAGATACTTCAAATTGGGTTTATATATATGATAATACTGGGGGGCTTTTAAATATGTGGATTCCATCTCAGGGGGGAACTTCTGCATATAATGGTATTGCTTGGGATGGTAGCGGATTGTGGGTAAGTAGCGAAACAAGCATTGGAAGCGGAACAGGAGGAGTTTGTTATAAGTATGATTTAAATGGAAACTATACCGGTTATTCTTTTCCTCTTTGGGCTGACAGACCTTTTGCTACTATGGGATATGACCCAATTCAAGAAAAGTTTTATGGTTTTCAAAGACCATCTGGTGCAGCTTATGGTGGCACGATTGCAAGATATGGGGCTACATTTAATTAATAAAATATCATTTATTAGTGGGTTAAATATAAAAAACAATAAATAAATAAAAACAATGAACAACTGGGAAATTTCAAGCGTTAAGGCGAAAGTGGAACAAAACGGATTACAAAATGTAATTAGTACTATACACTGGAGACTTAGCAAACAAGACGGAGAACACTCTGCGGATGTATACGGTTCTAAGTCATTACAGGCCCCTGATGCAGCTAATTTTATTCCATCTGACCAAGTAACCTTGGATATACTTAAAACTTGGTTAGAAGCTTCATTTAAGGCTGAGGAGTTAGAATCTTTAAATGCAAGCTTAAACGCTCAAATAGAAGATAAAAAGAACCCAAAAGAAATAGAAATTTTAATTAATAACTCTTAAATTTAAATGTAATAGTAAAACAAAAAAATGATCATTTAAACTATGGGGGAAAACATGCCTAAGTTAAATGATAATTCAGGTATATCTATAAATATAAAATGGCTTATACAGATTATCATACTAGTCGGAGGGGCTGTGTTATTATACACAAGGCTTGAAACAAGAGTTAAAGACAACGAGGCAGAAATAAAATCTATAAGATTTAATCAAAACACTTATATATTCCCAGATATAAGAGTTTTAGAAGATGACATTATAGAATATAAGTTAGAACGCGAAAGAGTTCGAAAAGATATTCAAATGCTAAAAAACCAAAAAAACAAGTAATAATATAACTATTAACTATAAACCAAAACCAATGACACTTTTTTACCGCACTCATTCGTGGAGTAGTGACCCACAAATTACCGATGAAACCAAGGAGTTATGGAAGCATATTGCCACCAAAGCTAACTGGAGAATCACCCAATTACCAAACGGTTTTTTTCAAACCGAATACCAAGATCTAAAAGACAAAGATACTTGGAACGACGTAACCAGAAGAGAAACTATTAAAGGCGCAGAAGCAGCTATTGATTCAACAATAGAGCATTACGCTAAAAAATTAGAGTTCTTAGACGGGCCTAAAGTCGTTAAAACCTTTAAATAAAATACTACTTAAATCAAATTAAATTAAATTATGTCAGACGCAATTGTCAAAAACCTAAGTTTCGGTAATGAAGCTAAGGACAAAGTATTTGAAGGTATCACAAAACTCACAAAAGCCGTTAGTTCCACTCTTGGAGCTAGCGGTAAATGTGTGATGCTTGAAGATGGAAATGGGAGACCAATTATAACTAAAGACGGTGTAACAGTAGCAGATAGTATTATACTATTAGATCCTGTTGAAAATATGGGAGCTACCCTTTTAAAAGAAGCTGCTAGAAAAACCGTAAGTGAAGCAGGAGACGGAACAACAACCGCAACTGTATTAGCGCACGCTATATTAACTGAAGCATACAATGTAGCTGATAAAATTAGCTCAAGGGATTTAAAGATTGGTATAGATAACGCTGTTGAAAAAGTAATTAAATACTTAGAATCAATATCAGTTGGCGTACAAGGAGATATGATAGATCAAATAGCTGCTATATCGACAAATAACGATAACGAACTGGGTAAGATTATAGGTGATGCTTTTAGATCTGTTGATGAAACAGGAGTAGTTATGATGGAAACGTCGTCAGATGGTACTACAGCTGTAGAAATAGTTGACGGTGTACAATATAATAAAGGACTAACTAATTCGCATTTTGTTACAAGCAAAAGCCAAAGAGTTGCTGAATTAGAAAACCCATATGTATTATTAGTTGAATCACCAATTGATAATATTAGACAAATTCAAAGTGTATTAGAGTTTGTTATAAAAGGTAATAAGTCTTTACTTATAATTGCAGATGTAGATCAACCTGTTTTGGCTACACTGGCTATGAATAAAGCTAAAGGCAATTTAAAAATTAATGTTATTAATGCTCCTACATATGGCGTTGCTAAAAAAGAAACATTAGATGATCTTGCAATGCTTACTGGAGCTACTATTATAAATGAAGATTTAGGAGATGACCTAGATTTAATTAATCCTCAATACTTAGGTAGTTGTGTAAAGAGTGTAACTACGGATGAGGAAACTATATTACAAGTTGGAGAAGTTTCAGAAGAAGTTAAAGAGGCCATAGAGGTTATTAAAGAAAAACTAACCACAGCTACAAAGCCGCATGAAATTGTAAAACTTGAAACAAGGTTAGCAAGGTTAGCTGCTAAAATAGCTATAGTAAAAGTTGGAGCTAACTCAGAAATAGAATTAAAAGAAAAGAAAGATAGAGTTGAAGACGCTATCTGCGCCACTAAGGCAGCTATTAAAGAAGGCATTGTGCCAGGAGGTGGAATTGCATTATTAAATGCCTCTGAAACAGTTAAGTCCAATACAATTGGGGAAGAAGCGCTCCTAGAGGCTATTAAGGCGCCATTTAAGACGATTTTAGAAAATGCTAGTATAGAATATCAAGAATCTAAAATAGGCAAAGGAATGGGCTTAAATGTAATAACTGGCAAAAAGGTTAATATGATTAAACATGGTATTATCGACCCCTTGCTAGTTACTAAAAGTGCGCTTAGAAATGCAGCCTCCGTAGCTACAACTATTTTATCTACAGATTGTGTAATTAATAATTTAAGAATTAATGAAGGCAATAGGTAGAAACTTAATAATAGAAAAAGTAAAAGAAGGAACAACCGCTACAAAAGGAGGTTTACTTCTTGCGGAGAATCAAAGAGAAGATATTAGATATATTATGGCTAATGTTGTTTCTGTTGGTGATGAAACAGCAGGTATAAAAGAGGGCGATCAAATTTATTATGATCGTCACGCTGGACACAAAATAGAAGTGGACAAAAATATTTACCATATTATAAAGTTACAAGATGTAGTTGTTGTTTTATGAAAAGGCTAGAAGCAGGAGATGTTCGTGAACTTAACCTGTTAAAACATTATCGAATAATAAGACAGTGGGCTAGTAGAAACAACAACTTAAATGATGCGGATTTAGAATTATTGATCTACTTTGATTGCATGGGTTTTTTCACTAAGCAAGATTATAAAATCGGTACTTATGCTTATAGCTGGGATAATAAGCGCTGGAACAGACTATTAAAAGAAGGGTGGATTACGGTTTGGAGAAAAAGAAACCATACTACTCAAAAATACCATATATATAAAGTTTCATTTAAGTGCAAACAGCTAATAAGTAGAATGTATCGTATTATGCTTGGCGAAGAAGATATACCAACGAACCATAGAAGAAATAAAATAATGAAAGGTAAAACTTATATGGACACAGTTCTTAAGACTGCAATTAATAATGTAAATAAAGATAAAGATAGATAATATGTATAATCCAAACGAACAAATGATAGACCCGTTGACTGGTATGCCGGTTCAAACAACTTTAACTCCGCCCGCGCCAAGTAATACATTAGGCAATGCTAAGCCGGTGTTTAACCAAGCAACTACTGATATTGCTAATAGTATTTATGGTACTGTAGATCAAAGACAGGCTTCTCTTGGAAATCGCGCTCCTTTGTTTTTTAAAGACCAAACTGGAGATGGAAAAATTACTAGGGCTGATGTTATTAAAGCAAGAACAGAAGGGTACGAAGAATAATGATTAAACTAATAAAAAATATTATGAAAAAAACGACACCAGCTGTAAGTAGAGTAGAAGCACACGGCATCACTGGAGCAAATGCTTTATGGGATGGGCCACTAGATACCACTGGTTTTCCAATGGGTAAAGGCTCTAGCAGCGGAAAAAACGGGATGAAAGTTAATATGGCAGAAGTACCTTACTCAGAAGGGACTATTACTTCTAAAACTTATGCTAAAGGAAATGGCAGGGGCAGATCTTAAGCTTTACGCAATTAACTTTTTATCATTTGCTGTTTCAATGACAGATATAGAACCTGCGCTTAAAATAATGCTTTTAGTAGTTACTATAGGTTATACTGCAAATAAGTGGTATCATCTTGCGAAAAGTAAAAAGAAATAAAAAATGATTAGCAAGCATATATCTGATAAAGAGGGCAACTATTCAAGGACTGCTTTAAGACTTGGCATAGACAATACCCCTGAACCATATCACTTGGTTAATATGCAGGTTATTGCTGAGCTAGTTTTTGAACCGCTTAGAGAATGGGTTAAAGGACCCATTAAAATTAATTCATTTTACAGATGTAAAGAATTAAATTCGGCTATAGGCGGAAGTGTTAAATCTCAACATTGCGAAGGTAGAGCAATTGATATTGACGATACATTTGGTTATAAAACCAACGCGGAAATGTTTGAGTATATAAAAAACAACTTAGATTTTGATCAATTAATTTGGGAATTCGGAGATGACAAAAATCCGGATTGGGTGCATGTTAGTTATGTTTCAGTTGATGAAAATAGAAGGAGAATATTAAAAGCTTATAAGCTTGATGGTAAAACAAATTATAAAATTATATAATGGCATACACACAAAACTCGCCGCTTAATAAACTTAGAAAAACAACTAAAGGCAAAGGTCGTCATTTTTTAACAGCCAAAGAAGGCGCTGGAATGACAGCTGCTGGTAGAGCTGCATATAATAAAGAAACTGGTGGTGATTTAAAAGCTCCTCAGCCAGGTGGTGGCAAACGTAAAAAAAGTTATTGTGCTAGATCTAAGGGTCAAATGGAAATGCACAATATAAATTGTTCAAAAACACCAGATAAAAGAATTTGCGCAGCAAGACGCAGATGGAAATGTTAATTAACAAATAAAACAAATATTATGCCAAACATTAGTAAAAAAACAGCTTACGACGTTAAAGAAGCAAGTAACCAATCGCTTACTGCGTCGGCCAGAAAAAATTATGCTAAAAATGCTCAAGCCGGAATGAAAGATGACAGTCCTATGTCTATGTACGGATCTCCCGCTAAAATGAATAACTCTCCAATGAAAATGAAAGGTTCTTGGATGAGTAAGCATTGCTCAAAATAATGGAATCCAAAGGTTTAGGCGACACTGTAGAAAAGATAACTAAAGCAACTGGTATTAAAACAGTTGTTGATAAAGTATCAGAGGGGCTTAATATACCTTGTGGTTGCCAAAAAAGAAAAAAAGCCTTAAATAAAATGTTCCCATATAATGGCGTTTAAGTTAAATAATCCCCCTTATTTAATTGATAACACACCTATCTATAATGTAGATTTAGGTAATGATATTTTAGGTAAAGCTAATAAAAATGGCAGTATATTAATAAACAAAAATATAACTGATCCAGGAAAAATAAAAAAAGTTATTGAGCACGAGAGGGTTCACATTGATCAAATAAAACGAGGCGATCTTGATTATAATGATAGTGCGGTATTTTGGAAGGGTAAAAAATATCCTAGATCAAAAATGAAAGAAGGTGCTAAAAACTTACCTTGGGAAAAAGAAGCTTATGGAAAATAAAAAACCATTTAAAGAAACTGGCTTAGGCAAATTTTTATTAGGTGCTGGATCTACTATAATTGATGTAGTTGGAGATGTGCTTCCGGACAAAGGTCTTTTAGGAGTTGTTAAAAATTTAATAGATAAAGATCCAGATTTAAGTGAAGACCAAAAAGCCGAAGCTCACGATAGATTAGTAGAACTTTACAGATTAGAAGTAGCTGATAGAGATTCTGCTAGAAAGAGAGAAGTAGCATTAAGAAAACACGGAACTGACTGGATGTTCAATTTAACTGGTTTAGTTGGATTGGCAGCTTTTGCATTTTTAGTTTATACAGTAGTTACTACAGAAGTGCCGCAATCAAATAAAGAAATTTTTATACATTTGTTAGGAATAGTAGAAGGAGTTGCTTTAAGTATTTTTGGATATTATTTCGGCTCCGCAATTAAAGATAATAAATAACAATTAATTAAATTAAATCAAATCAAATGAAAAAAGTACAAGAAAACACAAACGAACAAAAAATTACAAAAGAACAATTAACTAAAATTCAAGAACAACAAAAACAATTGTCTGATATATTAAAAGACGTAGGATTTGTTGAGGTTCAAAAACACGCCTTATTACATAAGCAAGCTGGTCTTAATGAAGAAATTGAAAAGTTTAAGGCGGAGTTAGAGGAACAATATGGAGCCATTACTATTGACATAGAAACAGGCACTTATACAGAAATAGTTAAAGAAGAAAAGTAATGTCATCTGTTATAAGAAAAATAAGTATAGGTTCTGACTATAAGAACGACGCTATGCATTACGCTGTTGGCCAATCGGTTTATGGCGGTCACGAAATAGCTTATATTTTATTTGACGAAAAAGATAGCTCTTATAACATTCACATAAAGAAAAACAGCGAGGTAATGCCATGGAAGAAGTTTAATTCTAACATGGCAATATCCGTTGAATATGATCTTGAGTACTAATGAGAAGTATTTACGACTTCATTGTGAAGCCAGTTGGCAAACGCTATGACAACGAAAAAAAGGTTGGTGATAAAACACTTATTACAAATACGTCAATAGAAAGTTTTAAATCTGTAAATAATTATGCTGAAGTAGTAGCCACTCCTTTAGCTTATGAAACAGGCATAAGTGTTGGCGATATAATAGTTGTGCATCACAACGTGTTTAGAAGGTTTTATGATATTAGGGGTAAACAAAAAGATAGCAGGTCAATGTTTATTGATGGCCTGTATTTTGTTGCTCCAGATCAAATATATTTATATGGGAATACTAAAAAATGGAAAACTTTTAATGATAGATGTTTTGTTGTTCCTATTGAAAATAAAGATAGCTTTTCTCTTGAAAAAGAGCAAGAGCTTGTTGGTATACTTAAATACGGCAATAGTTCCTTACAAGCGCTAGGAATCAATCCTGGGGACCTTGTTGGATATACTCCTGGCAGCGAATTTGAATTTGTTGTTGATGAAAAGAAATTATACTGTATGAAATCAAATGATATTGTAGTTAAATATGAATACCAAGGAAACGAAAAAGAATATAATCCAAGCTGGGCAAAAAGCAGTTGAGGAATTAATAAAAGTAGCTAGAGAAAAAATAGTTGATTCAGATGACGACATATCAGCTGATAGACTAAAAAATGCTGCTGCTACAAAAAAACTAGCAATATTTGATGCATTTGAAATACTGTCTCGAATTGAACAAGAAGAGCAGTTGCTAAATGATGAATCAGCAGATTCTCCGCAAAAAAGCTTTAAAGGATTTGCTGAAAATAGATCTAAGTAATGTACGAGCAATCGCTATATAAAATATTACCTGATCATATTAAGGCTAAAACCATTAAAACCCAAAACAGGTATAATAAATGGGAATATGGTTATAATAAAGAACACGATGTTGTTGTTATAAGCAAAACAGGCAAGATTGGAGAAATATATGAGATACAAGGATTAAAGATAGCATTACCATACATAGATAACGCTTATTCAAGATCCGAAAATAAATTAGAACAATATTGGGAATCTCATAAAATTCCAAGTGAACTATCAAAGATTAAAACAATTTTTGAATGGGACACTTTTCCTGATCACTTTAAAAACAGATGGTACGAATATATTGACCAAGAGTTTGAGTACAGGGAAAAAGGTTTTTCTTTTTACAACAAAGGCGTTCCAACTTATATTACTGGAACTCACTATATGTATTTGCAATGGACTAAAATTGATGTTGGACAACCTGATTTTAGGGAAGCAAACAGATTATTTTTTATTTTTTGGGAAGCATGCAAAGCTGATCCTCGCTGTTTTGGAATGTGCTATCTTAAAAATAGACGATCAGGGTTTAGTTTTATGTCAAGCGCAGAAATAGTTAATCAAGCGACTATTTCTTCAGATGCTAGATTTGGAATATTATCAAAATCTGGATCGGATGCTAAGAAGATGTTTACAGATAAAGTTGTACCAATATCTATTAATTACCCGTTCTTTTTTAAGCCTATACAAGATGGTATGGATAGGCCAAAAACAGAATTAGCTTATAGAGTTCCAGCTTCAAAAATTACTAGAAAGTCTGTAGACAAAGTTTCTAAAGATAAAAACGAATTACAGGGGCTTGATACTACTATTGACTGGAAAAACACTGGAGACAACTCCTATGATGGTGAAAAATTAAAACTTCTGGTACACGATGAATCCGGTAAATGGGAAAGACCTGATAATATATTAAATAACTGGAGGGTTACAAAAACAACCCTAAGACTTGGTAGCAGAATTATAGGTAAGTGTATGATGGGTTCAACATCAAATGCTTTAGATAAAGGAGGAGAAAACTTTAAAAAACTTTATTATGACTCAGATGTTACCAAAAGAAACCGCAATGGACAGACTAGTTCAGGATTATATTCTTTGTTCATACCTATGGAATGGAACTACGAGGGGTTCATTGATACTTATGGAATACCTGTATTCGACACTCCCGAAAAACCAGTTGAAGCAGCCGACGGCTCTTTAATTGAGTATGGGGTTATAGAGCATTGGCAAAATGAAGTTGATGGTTTAAAAAATGATCAAGACGGATTAAATGAAATGTATAGACAGTTCCCTAGAACAGAACAGCATGCATTTAGAGACGAAGCAAAGCAATCTCTTTTTAATCTGACAAAAATATATCAACAAATAGATTATAATGAAGATTTAAGAAATACTTCAATTATAACTACTGGAAGTTTTTCGTGGGAAAACGGTATAAAAGATACTAGAGTTATTTTTAATCCTCATAAAGACGGTAGATTTAAAATAAGCTGGGTACCACCTAAACATCTCCAAAATCAAGTGATAATAAAGAATGGTACTAAGTGGCCGGGTAATGAGCACTTAGGAGCTTTTGGATGCGATAGCTACGATATATCCGGTACAGTTGATCAAAGAGGCTCTAATGGTTCGCTGCATGGTTTAACTAAGTTTTCAATGGAAGATGTGCCACCAAACCATTTCTTTTTAGAATATATATGCAGACCGCAAACAGCGGAAATATTTTTTGAGGATGTTTTAATGGCGTGTGTTTTTTACGGTATGCCAATATTAGCAGAAAATAATAAGCCTAGACTTTTGTATCATTTTAAAAGAAGAGGCTATAGAGGTTTTTCAATGAACCGCCCTGATAAAATTTGGAATAAACTATCCGTAACTGAAAAAGAAATAGGTGGAATACCTAACTCTAGTGAAGATATTAAACAAGCTCACGCAGCTGCTATAGAGACTTATATAGAGCAGCATGTAGGTCTTTTAGATACAGGATATGGTGATATGTATTTTCAAAAAACATTAGAAGACTGGGCAAGATTTAATATAAATAATAGAACAAAGCATGACGCCTCGATTAGTAGTGGATTGGCTTTAATGGCGTGCAACAAACATAGATATGTACCTGTTAACAAAATAGAAAGAAAACCAATTGATTTAGGTTTTAAAAAATATAACAATGATGGTAGTACCTCAAAAATTATAATATAAATGAATATATACACAAATACTAATAGCTCTTTCCCCAGCCAAGTGGTTAGCGACGCAGAAAAAGCTTCTATTGAATATGGGAAACAAGTTGCCCACGCTATAGAGCAAGAGTGGTTTGATCAGGGGAGGACTAATGGTAATAGGTACCAAACAAATTATAATAATTTTCATCAGTTACGTTTATACGCAAGAGGTGAGCAATCTATACAAAAATATAAAGATGAGCTAGCTATTAATGGTGACTTGTCTTACCTTAATTTAGATTGGAAGCCAGTACCGGTTATATCAAAGTTTGTTGATATAGTTGTTAATGGAATGACCCAAAAAGGTTATAAAATTAACGCAATGGCAACTGATCCGTTTGCATTAAAGCAAAGAACAAACTATGCGTTTAACGCTTTAAGAGACATTGAAAATAAAGAAATACTAGATCAAATTAGTGCGGAATTTGGTCAAAACTTATATGCTACAGCAGATCCAAGTAAACTTCCTGAAAATAAAGAAGAGCTTGATCTTTTTATGCAATTAAGCTATAAACAAAGTGTAGAGATAGCAGAAGAAGAAGTTATAGATACTGTTTTAAAGCAAAATAAATACGAAGAGGTAAAGCAAAGACTTGCCTATGATCTTACAGTATTAGGTATTGCTTGTACAAAAACTAGGTTTAATCCTTCAAATGGTATTGTAGTTGACTATGTAGACCCCGCATATATGGTTTATTCATATACAGAAGACCCAAACTTTGAAGACATATATTATGTTGGGGAAGTTAAAGCAATAACAATACCTGAGCTTAAAAAACAATTTCCGCATATTACTGAGGAAGAATTAAAAAATATACAAAATATGCCTGGTAACAACCAATATATAACTGGTTGGGGTAATTATGACGAAAACACGGTTCAAGTTTTATATTTTGAATATAAAACCTATATGAATCAAGTTTTTAAAATAAAGAAAACAGATAATGGATTAGAAAAAGCTATTCAAAAAACAGATAGCTTTAATCCACCTGAAAATGACAACTTTGATAGAGTATCAAGGACTATTGAAGTTCTTTACTCTGGAGCAAAAGTATTAGGCAATGACACAATGCTTGAATGGAAGTTGGCTGAAAATATGACAAGACCTTATGCTGATACAACTAAAGTGGTTATGAACTACTCTATAGTTGCTCCAAGAATGTATAAGGGCAGAATTGAATCTATTGTAAGCAAAATTACTGGATTTGCTGATATGATTCAATTAACTCATTTAAAACTGCAACAAGTAATGTCAAGAATAGTTCCAGACGGGGTATTCTTAGATATGGACGGACTAGCAGAAGTTGATCTTGGTAATGGAACAAATTACAATCCTGCTGAAGCATTGAATATGTATTTTCAAACAGGTAGTGTTGTAGGTAGATCTTTAACACAAGATGGCGAAATGAATAGAGGTAAAGTCCCTGTTCAAGAACTAGCATCATCTTCTGGTCAAGGAAAAATATCTTCTTTAATAAACACATACAACTATTATCTACAAATGATAAGAGATGTTACTGGTTTAAATGAAGCAAGAGATGGAAGCAATCCGGATAAAAATGCTTTATTAGGATTACAAAAAATGGCTGCTAACCAATCTAATGTAGCCACAAGACATATATTACAGTCTTTATTTTATCTTACGGTTAGAACATGCGAAAACATTAGTATGAAAGTGGCTGATCTTTTAGAGTTTCCTTTAACTAAGATGTCTTTAATGAATAGTATAAACAGTTTTAATACTGCTGTTTTAGAGGAAATAGAAACTTTAAATACACACGATTTTGGTATTTTCTTAGAATTAGAACCGGAAGAAGAAGAAAAAGCTGCACTAGAACAAAATATACAAGTTGCTTTGCAATCAGGTGCAATTGGATTAGAAGATGCTATTGATATAAGAGATATTTCTAATGCAAAGTTAGCTAATCAACTTCTTAAATTTAGACAAAAGAAGAAAAAAGAAGAAGCTAGAGCTGCTCAATTAGAAAACATACAAGCGCAAGCTCAAGCAAATGCTGAAACTTCAGAAAAGGCAGCATTGGCGGAAGTTCAAAAACAACAAGCTCTTACCCAAGAAAAAGTTAATATAGAACAAGCTAAATCTCAGTTTGAAATACAAAGAATGCAAACTGAAGCTCAAATTAAAAGAGAGCTTATGGCGGAAGAGTTTAATTACCAAATGCAATTAGCGCAAATAAGAGCTAACGCAGAAGCTGGTAAAATAAAAGAAGTAGAAGATCGTAAAGATAAAAGAACTAAAATACAAGCTACTCAACAGTCAGAGCTAATAGATCAAAGAAAAAATGATTTATTGCCAAAAGATTTTGAATCGCAGGGGAATGACACTCTTGGCGGATTCAACCTAGAGCAATTCACTCCCAGGTAAATTTTATTAATTAATTATATATTATTATATCATGTCAGAAACCGTAAAACAAGAAGGGGATTTTAAATTACAAAAGAAAAAACCTGCTATTAAAAAACTAAATGACAATAAAGATGTCATTAAAGTTGATCTAAAAACTAAAAAAGAAGAGGATGCCGTTCAAGAGCAAATCACAGATGAAAGCGTGTTACGCGCAGAACAACCCGAAGTGGAATTGCAAGAAGTGGTTGAACAAAACGAAAAACCCGCAGTCGCTACCACAGAAGCTGTTGAAGAAGAGCCAGTAGTTATTCAAGAAATAACAGAAGAAGAAGAAGAAGAGGTAAAAGATTTAACAGAGCAAGTAGAACAAGCCGTACAAGAAAATCAAGATACAGGAAAACAGTTACCTGAAAACATAGAAAAACTTGTTTCTTTTATGGAGGAAACAGGAGGAACTGTTGAAGACTATGTAAGATTAAATGCTGATTATACAAATGTAAGTAATGAAGCATTATTAAAAGAATACTATAAAAAAACAAGACCTCATTTAGACGCTGAAGAAATACAATTCCTTATGGAAGATAACTTTAGCTATGATGAGGAGCTTGACGAAGAGCGAGATGTAAGAAAAAAGAAACTCGCTTATAAAGAAGAAGTTGCAAAAGCTAAGAACTATCTTGAAGATCTTAAGAGTAAATATTACGAGGAAATCAAGTTGAGACCTGGTATTACTCAAGAGCAAAAGAAAGCGCTTGACTTTTTCAACCGATATAATGAAGAGCAAAGCATAGCTGCTGCGCAACACGAGAAATTTAAAGCCGAAACTAAAAAGCTTTTCTCTAATGATTTCAAAGGTTTTGACATCAATGTAGGAGATAAGAAATTTAGGTATGGTATTCAAAATGTTGAAAAAGTAGCTGAGAACCAATCGAACATCAACAACCTAATTAAGAAGTTCTTAAATGATAAAGGTGAAGTTGTAGATACGAAAGGTTATCACAAGGCTATGTACGCCGCTGATAACATTGACAAAATAGCAGCGCACTTTTATGAGCAAGGCAAGGCTGACGCTGTAAAAGAAGTTGTTACTAATTCAAAAAATCCTAGTACTGAAACAAGACAAGCAGCTGCTGGTGATGTTTACGTAAATGGATTAAAAGTTAAAGCTATTAGTGGTTATGATTCTTCAAAACTAAGAATTAAAACAAAAAAATTTTAAAAATTAAAACAAAAAAATTATGGCATTAGTAACACCCTCATTTGGGTCAATTAAACCATCTCAGAAACAACAACTTCTTGAGAGCAATTATTTAAACTTTACAGACGGATCTGGAAATGATTTTGCACAACAGTACTTACCTGAAATTTATGAGGCAGAAGTAGAGCGCTATGGAAATAGAACTTTATCTGGTTTCTTAAAAATGGTAGGAGCAGAAATGCCTATGTCTTCTGATCAAATTGTATGGTCTGAGCAAAACAGATTACATATCGCCTACGAAGGCGTTCAACTTGGTGCTGGACCAAATTCATTAATTATTGCTGAAGACCTTACACCTGGCGCTAATTTTGTGCAAAGTGTAATTTCTAAAAATCAAACTTTAGTAGTTATAAACCCAGCAACTGGAGCTGAATTAAAAGTTTTTGTAGAAGATGTTGTAGAAATGGCACCAATTGTTGAGATTCTAGTAAAACCCTACACTGCGTCTGATTTAAGCCCTTTGGGAGCACCTCCAACTGAAGGTTTTAAAATTTTCGTATACGGTTCTGAATATAAAAAAGGAACTAGAGATGCTGATATTAAATCTGTAACACCTTCTTTCACTCAATATTCTAACTCTCCAATCATTATCAAAGAGAAATATGCTATCTCTGGATCTGATACTGCTCAAATTGGATGGGTTGAAGTTGCTACTGAAGACGGTGCTTCTGGTTACTTATGGTATTTAAAAGCCGAGTCTGAAACTCGTTTACGTTTTGAGGACTACTTGGAAATGTCTGTAGTTGAAGGAGAATTAGTTTCTGGTAGTTCTACATTAGCAAATGATGGAATTAAAGGTACAGAAGGTTTATTCGCCGCTATAAAATCAAGAGGTAACGTATTAAACAACTTTACTGCTACATCTGGATTGGCTGATTTTGATAGTATTTTGAAAAACTTAGATACTCAAGGAGCTATTGAGGAAAACATGCTATTCTTAAACAGACAAACTTCTTTAGATTTTGACGATATGCTTGCTGGTTTATCTGCTGGAGCTAACGGAGGTACTGCTTATGGATTGTTTGAAAACTCTGCAGAAATGGCGTTAAACTTAGGTTTTACAGGATTTAGAAGAGGTTCTTATGACTTCTATAAAACTGACTGGAAATACTTAAACGACGCATCTACTCGTGGAGCAACCACTGGAGGAGCAGGATATGTAGGATCTGGTATTGATGGTGTTTTGGTACCTGCTGGAACATCCACTGTATACGATCAAATATTAGGAACTAACATCAGAAGACCATTCTTACACGTACGTTATAGAGCTTCTCAAGCTGACGACAGAAGAATGAAATCTTGGATCACTGGTTCTGTGGGTGGGGCTTACACTTCTGATCTTGATGCTATGGAAGTACACTTCCTATCTGAAAGATGTCTTGTAGTTCAAGCAGCTAACAACTTCGTATTGTTTACTGCATCTGCATAATAACAACTTGTAATTATTACCCCCGTTGTATTGGCGGGGGTAATTTTTACTTTTATAAACTATTTAATCTTATTATATTATGGCTAAAAAAGCTGCAGCTTCTACGCAAGAAGCATTTGAAGAAACTATGGTTGTTGAACAACCAAAAAAAGAAACAACAAAAACTCCTGTTAAACCTTCTTGGGAAATAAAAGATAGAACGTATTATTTAACTGGAAATTTTAATCCATTAACATTTACTTTGTCTTCAAGACATACGTCTAGATACCCTTTATTATGGTTTGATAAAGAAACAGGTGAACAAAGAGAAATTAGGTATGCTACCAATCAAAACTCGCCTTTTGTAGATGAACAAAAAGGAGAGGCTACGTTGGGGCATATAATTTTTACAAATGGCACACTATTTGTACCTAAGGAAAAACAAAATTTACAAAAATTATTATCTTTATATCATCCCTCTTTAAACAAAAAATATCATGAGTTTGATGCCGTGATAAAAGCCACTGATGAATTAGAAAACTTAGATATTCAAATAGATGCTCTAGTTGCTGCTAGAGAAATGGATATTGATCAAGCTGAAGCTATTTTAAGAGTTGAAATAGGATCTTCTGTCTCTAGTATGAGCACTAAAGAAATAAAGAGAGATTTATTATTATTTGCAAAAAGAAATCCAGGATTGTTTATAGAATTAGCTAACGATGAAAACGTCCAATTAAGAAATTTTGCAATTAAAGCCGCTGAAGCTGGTATTATAAAACTATCACAAGATCAAAGAACGTTTACGTGGGGCACAAATAACGCTAAACTAATGACAGTTCCTTTTGATGAAAACCCATACTCTGCTATGGCTGCTTTCTTTAAGACCGACGAAGGTGTAGAAATCTTTAAGTCTATAGAGAAAAAATTTAAATAGTACGTAATATTAATATATGGGGTGATTAATTTCACCCCCTATATTATAATAAAAAATAAAATGGCAATAAACGTAGATACAGTTTACAAAACAGTTCTGTTAATACTCAACAAAGAACAAAGGGGTTATGTAACACCAAGTGAGTTTAATAAGATAAGCACGCAAGTTCAATTAGAAATATTTGAAAAGTACTTTGAAGATTTAAACCAACAACTACGCGTGCCTCAAGCTGATAGCGAATATGCTGACAGACAAAAAAATATTGACAATAACATATCTATATTTAAAACTATAGGTGATTCTACTTATAATTCAGATGGATATTTTTTGCCACCAAGTAATACACATAGAATTGGTACTGTAATTTACAAAGATGAAGTGGAGCTGCAACGAGTTCAAAGGAACGAGCTGCTTAATGTAAACATGTCTAAACTTACAAAACCAACAACAACTCATCCTGTATACGTTTATGAAGAGGGTACAACTACAAGCCCTCCACGTATATATGTATATCCAAAAACAATAACAAATGCTTCTGAAATCACGGTATCTTATATTAGAAAACCGTCTGACGTTGTTTGGGGCTATCAACAATTGGGTGGTGGTGTTTGGACTTCAGGACCATACATATATAACCCGGCAACATCTGTTCAGTTTGAATTAGATGCGACTGAGCAAACTAAAGTTATAACAAACGTTCTGCTTTATATGGGCATTGTCATAAAAGATCCTCAAATAATACAGGTTGCAGCACAACAAGCTCAAGCGGAAGAAGTAAATCAAAAAAGCTAATATATTATGTCTAAACCAACCAACGGTTTAATAACCGAAACAAATAGCCAATATTACGCTGGTTCACAAAGTTTTACCACAGAAGAAGGGCAAACTTCTTTTGTTTCTACTTTTAATACAGATTTAGTTTTTGGAAGCTATTCGCCAACAACTCAAGAGTTTGGACTAAATAACTTTGTTTTATATAGTAGCCCAAGTGGACTACCTGGAACATTTAATGAGTATATACAACCATACACAGTTAAAGATAATGTAATTACATTAGAGACCCCTTTAAGTGCTAAAAGCTATTTAATAATACAATTAAAAAGTAATAGTGGTGGCAAATATGGTAATGAAACTGCTTTTGGAGATGAAGTTGAAAATAACTACGGAAGCTACGCATATATAACTTTAAATGATATTATAAATAACTTTTTAGTTGCTTATGTTGGAGCCGGTAAATTAATATCTGATGTTAAAAGAACAGATGTTATATTCCATGCAAAAAGAGGTTTACAAGAATTTAGTTACGATACTTTAAAAAGTATTAAATCACAAGAGCTATCAATACCACCAAGCTTAAGTGTTATTATTCCACAGGACTTTGTTAACTATGTTAAAATGTCGTGGGTAGATGAATTGGGTGTAAAACATCAAATATATCCTACACAGTTAACCAGTAACCCATACGAAACACCTATTCAAGATGAATCAGGTGCTCCTGTTCAAGATTTTGACGAACAAAATTTACAAGGATCTTCTCAAACAGAAGAAAGATGGCGCCAAGCTAATACTAAAATAATAAATAATATAGCTTCATTAGAAGACTATAATAATGGTTTAGATCCTAATAATCAATATTGGGATAATGGCAACTTTTACGGTAGAGCTTATGGTTTAGATCCACAAAACGCAAATATAAATGGTACATTTACTATAGATCATAGGCAAGGAAAAATATCTTTTTCAAGTGATTTAGTAGGTAAATTAATTATATTAGAATATATATCAGATGGCTTAGCTTACGATATGGACACTAAAGTGCCTAAATTAGCTGAAGAAGCTTTATACCTACATTTAGTATACAGCATTTTAGCAACAAGAGCTAATCAACCAGAATATGTTGTACAAAGATTTAAAAGAGATAAAGCTGCTGCACTTAGAAATGCTAAAATAAGATTATCTAATATTAAGCTTAGTGAAATTGTCCAAATTATGAGAGGCAAATCTAAGTGGCTTAAACATTAATTAAATGGCTGAAATTAAAAATAATTTTATAAAAGCCAAGATGAACAAAGACCTAGACGATAGGCTTGTTCCTCCTGGAGAATATAGAAATGCTCAAAATATATCTATAAGTAGGTCAGAAGGTTCTGACGTAGGTGCTTTAGAAAATATTTTAGGTAATTCTGTTATATCTTCTACTGTACTAAATATACCTAATATAGATGTTATAGGCTTTCTTAACGATAATGCTACTGATAACATATATTTATTTTTAACAGACTATACTGACACGTCTGTTAGTGGCATATCTAACTTTGCTCCTTCAAATGCAAATTGTATTATATCAAGATACAATACTTCTACTAAAATATATACTAAACTTGTTCAAGGCAGATTTTTAAACTTTGCAAAGAACAATCCTATAATTGGTGTAAATATACTTGAAAATCTTTTATTTTTTACAGATAATAGAAATCAGCCAAGAAAAATAAATGTTGATTTAGCTAATCCGAATGGCAGTGCAAATCCTACTTATTATTCTAGTGAAGATACCATTTCTGTAGCAAAGCCAGCGCCTCTTAAGGCAATAAAGCTAGTTAATATAGCTCAGGGGTTACCATTAGAATCTACAATGATAAACCCCGCACAGGAGTTTATGCCTGATGGAACTACACCTAATCCGGATTACAATCCTAATTGGGCCGGTGATCCTAACTTTTTGCAAGACAAATTTGTTAGATTTAGCTATAGATATAAGTTTGATGATGGGGAATATTCTTTAATGGCTCCTTTTACACAAACATGCTTTATCCCCAAACAACAGGGCTACTTTTTAGATGGAGATCAAGACGAGGCATATAGAAGTACAATAGTTCAATTTGTAGAAAATAATGTAACTCAAATAGGTTTAAATATACCTTTTGAAACCGAAGATCCCTCTACTGACTTACATATTAGTGAATTAGAAATAATATATAGAGAATCTGATACAACTAATATAAAAGTTGTTGAGTCTATTCCTGTAAGCTCGGTAGTTAACAAGATGAAATCTAATGTAAACAAAAACGTTTACAATTTTACTTATATATCTACTAAGCCATATAAAACTTTACCCGCAGATCAGGGAATTAGAGTTTATGATATGGTCCCAGTTAGAGCTTTAGCTCAAGAGGTTTCAGGAAATAGAGTTATGTATGGGAATTTCCATGATAGAATGTCCCCTCCTAAATCTATAGATTACGGGGTCGGTTATTCTTTGAAGTTGCAAGATAGCCAAGTAGAATATCCTAATCACACTACAAAACAAAATAGAAATTACCAAGTTGGTATTGTTTTATCCGATAAATTTGGTAGACAATCTTCTGTCGTGTTATCTTCAAAAGATACTGGGGATAATGAAGAAGGCATCCAATATGGTGGTTCAACTATATATTTACCTTATTTTAACGGGGATTTATCTGATATATTAAATTGGCCAGGTTATGCATTAAGGGTCTTGTTTAATTCACCTATCCCATCTAATTTAGATATTAAAGGTTATCCTGGCCTATATAGTGAAACAAACCCTTTAGGTTGGTATTCATATAAAATAGTTGTTAGACAACAAGAACAAGATTACTATAATGTATTTTTGCCTGGTATTTTAAATGGTTATCCAAGCGGTACAACCAATTTTAATACAGAGGTAGACCAAACGGCAAACATTGTATTAATAAATGATAACATAAATAAAATTCCTAGAGATTTAGCTGAGGTTGGTCCAGATCAAAAACAATATAGAAGTAGTGTTCAAATATTTGGTAGAGTAACCCCAGATCCATTAGATTCTACTTTAAATAAACAATATAAGCCAGGAATATTATCGGACACAGTTGTATCAATATCTACTGTTAATGACACTAACTATAATGAAACTCAAGGAACAAATTTAGTATATCCAGAGTTTTATCAAAGTGAAACAAATCCACTAATAGGAAGAATTAGTACGCAGCAACCAATAGGTATTATTGGTAGCGCTACATACAATATAACATTAGGTGTTTATGAAACAGCTCCTGTTGTATCTTTATTAGATATATATTGGGAAACTAGTACAACTGGATTAATATCAGAATTAAACCAAGCTATAAGCCAAGGTTTTGCTGGGCCTTATTTTATTAATTTAAATGGCGGCTATAATCAAAATGAAGGCATGGCATCTGGAACTAAAGTAGTTAGTGGGGCTTTTGCGGAAGACAGTAATAACTTACCTATAGTTACTCCTGTTAATTTTAGCTTTAGCTCTGTTATTGATGGAAATGGTGTAGATAGAACAAGCGAATTTACAATATCACAAACACCAAATTCTGCATATCAATTTGATATAGCTACAAATGGCTTGTTTTATTATGGATCAAATTCATCTTATGACTTAGGCAATAGATCTTTTACTTTTACAATTAATTGCCAAGATATAGCTGGCGGCACAACAGAACAATTACAATTTACTGGTTCTGTAGCCAATGTAGCTCCTAGCATAACTAATTGTCCTGCTAATCAATTGTTATTAGAAGGATTAACATCTCCTTGGGAAGTTTATACAATGGAAGGAAACAATGGCTCCGCGTCTGGGGTTGATCAAACACAAGGATTAACTTGGAGTATAAAAAGCGTTAGTTATAATGGAACATTAATAGAAGATCAAGATTTATTTACAATAGATGAAATTTCAGGTGTTATTAACCAACCAAATGGTAATGCCCAAAAAACGGGTAATTATCAGTTAGTTATAGGATTAGAGGATGCAGGCGGATTAACTTCTACTGATTGTAATCTTTATGTTTCTTTTGGCGTACCACAAGAAATTTCTTTACAATTTTATTTAGAAACGCCTTATACAGATAGCTGGAATGTTGAATGGATTACTGTTGATGGAACAAGACAGCAATCATTACCTGGGCCTTGCAATACTGGGTGTGAAACAATTAATACTAGGTCAGTACCAAGCAATAATACCATGGTAGCTAGAGTAAGCAACTATTCTAACCCATTGCAAGATGTAGCTCAATATTCATTTATAGTTGATAATACTGTAGTTAATACTCAAACAAAACAACCTCCATTTGATGCAACTGTAGAATATACTTTTACAAATGTACAAGCACAGTCTGAATATAGAGTAGAAGTGTATTACGGTTAGTATTAAATATTTACAAAAATAAGTGATTATAAATTATGGCAGCATCAATAGAAGTATCATACTTTAATTCGTTTTGGTTAAAACAGGTTCGTAATTCAAGCAACGAAATCGTTTGGCCAAATGGTTATCCGTATCAAAGTGCTTTTCCTGGAACTGCTACAGCTGGAGATAATAATTGGTTTATTGAAGAATCAAGAATTAGAGGGGGATATAATAACACTCAAGTGGATTTAGGTGTAAAAGCTTATTTAGTTGAAGACGAGCCACAACAGCAGCATCGATCTAATGCTTTAATATATTCAGGTATATTTAATTCAAGAACAGGTGTTAATAATACAAATCAATTTTCAGTAGGCGAAAGCATAACTAAAGCCACTGATCCAGCAAATGGATCAATTCAAAAACTATATGCAGAAGATACAAACTTAATAGTATTTCAAGAAAACAAAGTAAGTAGAGCTTTAATAGACAAAGACGCTATTTATTCTGCAGAAGGAAATGCAGCTGTAACTTCAACTCAATTAGTTATAGGACAAATAGTACCTTATGCTGGTAACTATGGAATAAGCCGAAACCCAGAAAGTTTCGCTGTATATGGTTATCAAAAATACTTTGCAGACAAAGATAGAAATGCTATATTAAGATTATCTGTTGATGGATTAACTGAAATATCTGCTTACGGAATGTCTGATTACTTTAGAGACAATTTAAGCAGTATAAGTGAAAGTGGTAAAATTATAGGAGGCTATGATATACATAATAAAAATTATACTATATCACTACAGAAAACTCCTGCATGGCAAGAAAATGAAGATAACCCTGCTACCTATGCAACATTAACTTTTGATGAGTTAGTTAACGGATGGAATAGTTTTTACACTTATAAACCTACAGCTGTAGGAAGTCTTAAAAATAAGTTTTATAGTTTTAAAAATGGCTCTATATATGAGCATTATACAAACTACAACGGAAATAATAGAGGTTACTTTTATGGTTCTTATGCTCCATCAAATATAACTTTTATATTTAATGAGAACTCGTCTGTATCTAAAAACTTCCAAACAGTAAATTACGAAGGAGATAATGGATGGCAAGTTACTAGTTTTGTATCAGATGCTCAAAAGTATGATTATGTAAATAATGGCTGGGTTAGTTATGACGACAAGACTGCTCAAGTGCCTAGCTACAGCCAAACATATGATGATGGCGGAATTATATATAGGTTAGGTTTTGATAGAAAAGAAAACAAATATTTTGCTAATTTAATAAGCAATAGTGCGCCAAGAGACGGTGAAATTATTTGGGGTAATGAAATGTCTGGTATTAAAGGATATTTTGCTACTGTTACTTTTTCAACTGACGCAATTACTGATGTTGGAGGAGCAAAAGAGTTATGGAGCGTTGGATCTAAATTTGTAGTATCTTCGTATTAAATAAAATTAAATAATATGTCAAAAAAATTGACTAAAGCTGTTAAAGAAAAAAGACAGCAAATATTAGACTTTGAGGCTACATTATTAGCAATGAAAGATAATGAAAATGTTTATTTTGGGGACGATCATAAGTACCCTTTAAAACATGTATTTACTGAAGGGCTTTATTTAAGAGAGCTAAGATTAGAAGCCGACACTACAATTGTTGGAAAAATACACAAAGAAGATCATATAGTTTTTTTATTACACGGGACAGTTGCTGTTGCTTCTGATGAAGGAGTTAACGTATATGAGGGTCCTTGTTATATTAAATCACCTGCTGGTATAAAAAGAGTAGCTCACGCAATAACAGATATTATATGGGTTAACATCCATGCTAATCCTACTAATACCCAGGATTTAGAAGAACTAGAAAACAATATAATAGCTAAAGACTATTTAGAATATGAAGAATTTAAAAAACTTAAATAATACACTATGTCATTTGGAGTAGCAGCAATAGTTGGAGCGGCAAGCGCTGGGGTTGCAGCAATAGGGGCTACCGTTGGAGCAATTTCTTCTGGCAAAAAAGCTAGAAAAGCTCGTTTGCAAGCCAAGCAATTAACAGGGGAATTAGAGGCACTAGAAAAAAATAGGCAAGAAATTATAAACCCATTTTCCGGCGTTAAAGATTTATCTTCATATATAACAGACGTTAGCAATATGGCTACAAATCCATACGCTAATTTAGGTGTTGCAACTCAAGCCGCTGAAATTCAAATAGAGCAGGCAGATATTGCATTAGCAAATACTTTAGATGCTATTAGAGCCACTGGATCTGGAGCCGGAGGAGCTACTGCTTTAGCTCAAGCAGCATTACAAAGTAAAAAAGGAGTTTCTGCAAGCATAGAGCAACAAGAAGCTCAAAATGAAAAACTTAGAGCTCAAGGGGAAGCTAATCTTCAAAATATTAAAATGTCAGAAGCACAAAGAGTGCAAGGCGCTTTAATGAGTGAACAAGGTAGACTGCAGCAAGCAGATGTATCCGGACAACAATTTGTTTTTGGGCAAAGAGAAGCTAGAGAATTACAACAACTTAATAGAAAGCAAGCACAAATAACTGGGGTGCAACAACAACAAGCAGCGGCAAATCAAGCTCAAGCTGGTTATATAAGTGCCGGTATAAGTGCTGTTGGAAATATTGGTTCATCTATGATGGGCCTAGCTGGCGCGCCAACCGCACCTGCGGCGCAAGCAGTGGGTATGGCTCCTGACATAATGGCGAATAGCCAAGCGGCCACTATGAATATAACACCACAGTCTGTACCAGTAGCAACACCTACTGCGCCAATATTTAGAGGATAATTAAAAAATAAAAAATGGGAGCATACGAAAATCCACAAGCAGTAATTGATACGGGTACGCCTCAGATATTAGCTGGAGCTATAGAAAATATTGGAAAGTTTGGGGCGAATATATTAGATCAAGAAAAAGAAAAAAGAATTGCTGAAGAAAAAGCAAGGAAAGAATGGCTTAAGTATACGTTTGAATTTTCAATGGACGAATACGACAAGGCTCATGAACAAATGATTGCCAATGGCG